CAACCTTTTGTGACAATTCAGTTATCTCTTTATTGAGAGAAGAAATAAACTCGTTATATGTAAAGATATTTCTGTTACGATCAGAGATTTGACTATTTAGCTCTGAGATTTGTTTGTTAACTTCAAAGATTTGTTCTAATCTTGTTTCTAACTCATCACGCTTCTTTTCTAACATGTCTAATGTTTCACTAGCTTCACTAAGTTTACCACTACGGTCTTCTACCATTTGTTCTTTGAAATGAATAGAAATATCCTGTTGACATGTAGGACAATTTTCATGGTCGTGGAAAAAACTAATCTCTTTAGAGATTTTCTTCACTCGTCGCTGAAGAGTTTGAATTCCTTCTTTGACCTTGCTCTCTTTGCTTTCAGTTTTGTCCTTGTCTGAGATTCTAGTTTCCAGAGCTGTAATTTCATTCTGAATAGAGTCAAGTTCTGTGGACTCTTTTGTAATCTTTCCCTCAAATTCTGTAATTTGTTTTTTCTTGGCATCTATAGTTTTCCTATGATTGATAACCAAGTTATTTAGATGTTTTTTCTCCATCTCAATTTTTTCATTAATCAAATCAATCTGATACTCTAACTCTCGTATATCGCTCTTATTTTCGGAAATACGTTCTTTTAGAATATTATTCATCGTGGAAAAGATTTGAAGATCAAGAAGGTCTTCTATGACTTCACGACGTTGAGCTGCTGGTAATTGCATAAAAGGTACGAAAGTTGAAGAACCTAATACGACCACTTGACTGAAAGACTTGTGATTCATCTTGAGAATATTCTTTTCAAGATGGTCTTGATAGTCTCTAGCTGAAGCATTCTGACTAATTAGATTGTCATTCTGATAAATTTCAAATATACCAGGTTTGATACCGCGTCTAATTAGGTATGAATTTTTACCTACTTCAAACTCTAGCTCTACTACCATTCCTCTTTCGTTGATAGAGTTAATCAACTGTGGTTTATTAATCTTACGAAATGGTTTACCATATAAAACAAAGGATAATGCGTCAAGAACGGTGCTTTTTCCCGCACCGTTCTCTCCAATGATTAATGTTGTTTTATTTCTAGTCAGGTCAATTTCGGTAAAGGCATTTCCTGTACTCAGGATATTCTTATACCGAATACGATTAAAAATAATCAAAAAATTACTCCACTGTTAAGGCCTGAGAGTATAGACTATGGAATAGTCCTTTTAGTTTCTTTCTGCTCACCTTTGTTTCTATTTGGTCAACATAACTTTCTAACATCTCAATAGTAGATTTAGCTTCATCAATTATACCACTCTCATCTTCCATGTCAAGGTTTAAAACATCTTCAATAATTTGTAAATTTTGTACACCGGCTGTTTCAATCCTATCAACAAATAAGTCAAATAGATATGGATTAGACTTATTCTTAACAATAAGTTTAATGTATGTACTATCAAAAACTGAAAAATCAATTTCATCTAAACCTTCGATAGTCATATCACTATCATCATAATTAATTTTATAGTACATCTGTAGAGGGTTTTCTATGAATTCAAGTTCTCTAGTCTCAGTATCATAAATGTGAAACCCTTTTGTGTCTTCAAAGTCACTCCATGTCATTTCATATGGACAACCGAGATATGAGATATTACCCTCTGTTGAGCGATGGTGGAAGTGACCCGAGAATACCTGGTCAAACTTTTTGAACTCTTCTCTATCAAAACCACTGTCACAGAATGCACCACGATGCATCTCAAAACCATTAAGTTCTAGATGACCCATCATGACCTGACTCTGTGTGTTCTTTACAGCATCCCAACTCTCATTCCAATTTTCTGTACATATCCATGGTAACATAAGAATATCTAAACCATCAATATTAATTTCAGTAGGTTTGTCAATTAAATTAATCTCATACTCACTTGTGCCATACAACTGGTCAATAGCATTAATATCAAGTTTGTTACGAAAGTAAATATCATGGTTACCAATGATACACCAGAACTTCATACCACGATCTGCAATAGGTTTGATAAGGTCTTCGTGTAACTGATTTGCCGATACAAAGTTAATATACTTTCTACGATCTACGATGTCCCCTAGATGAATGATATGGTCGATTTTATGTTCATCAATGTATGGAAAAAATACTTCATTCCAGAAGCGTGAAAAGAATCTAGCAAACACTTGGTTGTCATTACGAGCTCCAAAGTGAGTATCGGTGACAAGTGCTACTTTCATTTATTGAACCTCTTTTCTTCGAAATCTTGAATGAATAAAGATGCATTCTCAGTTGCACCTTCACTTGATTTAATTAATTCATGGTCTTCTCCACTTAAAGAAGATGTAAGATTAAAAATTTCTGTTGCTTTATACTTGGTATACAAGGCCTTCTTTTCTTTTTCAATACGTCTTAGATAGGCATAATAAATGATTTGTGTAAAATACGCAAATGGGTTAGTAGATTTATCAGGATTAAAGTTGTCCACATACATAATACAATTTTCAATACCATCACCAATCATTTCTTCTTTGAAGGGATAGTTTATAAAGTTTGGTTTGTTAGAAAGTTTGTAGGCAATCCTCATGATGCAGTCACCAATATAATTTGGTACTCTTGGTGGTGTTTTACCTTCTTTCAATGCTGCTTCACGATTATCACGATATCTCAACATTTCAGCATAAAATCTTTTATTATCTACATAGTGTTCTCTACTTTGTACTTTTTTCATAATACCTCCTTATAACGGAATATATCTAATAGTATAATAATATTAATTTCGCGTCAAGGTATTTTTTTTCTTGACATATACTTGACAAAGATGTAAATTCTGTATGTTGAGCATTAATGAATAGTACCTTTAATACTATTGAGTAGCTGAGCCATAGCATTAGATGTTGGTTTAGTTCCTTGATATTCGTATTCACTGGCCTCTTCAGCCTTAAAATCTTTAAACTCCTCAAAAGTATCTTTTAGATATTTTTCGTAATATTTCTTAATATCTTCATCTACTAATCCTATGGTAACAATTTGTGCAGCTGGAAAGAAAAAATTCCTACTTTTAGACATTCCGTTAAATAATACATTGAAGAACACTTCTGTGTCTTCTATACTACATATCACAGGATTTTTAATTAAAATCCCATAAGCTGTAGAATTCATAATTCTACCAATAATGTTTTGTCCATTATTTAATAAGAATATTCTGTATCTATCATTTTGTAATACTTCATCTGAAAACTCTTGATCCATTTTAATTCTCCAAATCTATTTTATAAAGTTTATATTCGAACTTTTCTTGATTATAGATCTTCACTCTTTCGTATAAATGTTTTAATGTGTAGTTGGTATGTTTTTTATGCTTTAAATCATCACCAATGTCAAATAGTGTACATTGATTTTTATTATCGTTAGTTCTTAAACCGCGACCAATAGATTGCAAATTTCTAATTTTACTTTTAGAAGGACTGGCAAATACAATATTGTGTAAAGCTCTAATATTAATACCAGTAGAAAAAGTGCCATATGAGGCAATGATAATCGCATTCGTTTCTTTCTCTGTGATTTCTCTGACGGACTCTCTGGTTTCACCGTCAGTGCCCCCGAATACGAAAAATAACTTACGGTCTTTACTTATTTTATTATTTATAAGATCATATAAAACTTTTCCATGTTTTTCGACATACTGAAATAAGACTAATGTATTACCATTTAGAGACAATGTTAGATTTTGAATAAACTTATTACGTTTATGATTACTAACTAAAAAATCCATTTCTTGTTGATATTTTAACTTAGCATTATCTTTACATGTCTGTTGAGAATACTTTAGTACAAGTATTTTAATTTTAAGATCTGCTAGTTGATTATTCTCCATAAGTTCTTTTGTTTTAACTAGAGATTTAACAGGACCAAATAGACCCTCTAAAACAAGTTGATGTGTCTGTGAGCCATCAAGTGTACCGGTGAAACCAAATCTATACTTAATGTCTATCATCTTCTCTAAAATAGAAGTTAACGATTTAGCTTTAAATAAATGTGCTTCATCACCAATAACGACACCAAACTGATCATAGAAAGCTTTAGGCTGTTTATATACAGATTGCCAAGTTGTTATAACAACATTTGACTCTATCTTTTCTTTCCAGGCTTTATCAGTATCACCAGTAATTTTTAAAACTTCAAAAGGCCCTTGTTTATAGTCTTCAAAGTCTTTAGCTAATTGATGTACTAATGATATCGTAGGGACAATAATAAGTTTTTTGTGGGGATAAAAACGAGATAGTAAGTATATCATTAATGACTTACCAGAGCCTGTAGGTGATAATAACAGACACCTGTTATTACGTACAGCATATACAAATCCGTTTATTTGATAATCACGGGGAGTATGTTTGACTTTGATACTCTGTACAAACTGTCCGCATTCAAAAACTGAGAACTCATTAGCTGATTCTAGTTTTTCCTGTACATCTACAGTATAGTCCATGTTCTTGGCGAATTTTTTAACTTCACCAATTAAACCTTTATATATTCGTTGTGTATTGAGATTATATAATCTTATCTTACCATCCCACATACGGGATTTATAAGCCGGCATATATTTGTAACCAGGTACATAAAACGAAAAGTGTTCATAGAGTTCTTGTGCAATACCTCGTTCACAATCTACTCTAACAAACACTTCATTGTGAGGTTTTATGATAATATCACCCAGCTCCGTTAGAGAACTTTCTCCATTCGATTGCGTTTCTAATATTCCATTGTCTACCATTAACTGCCTTCATTATTTCTTCAACGACATCGACTACCTCTTGTTGGTAGGATGCACGTAAATTTAATTTAATCATATCGCTGTCTGTATCGACATAACTATGTATATCAGCTTTCAAAACGGTTTTTAGATAAGGTTCTCTACCAAGGTCTTTTAACTCTTGTTCTGACATTTCCCCACGATAATATTCGCCAAGAGTTTTAGCAAGTCTCTGTTTTTTAAGAGTTAGACTCCTAAGTTTTTGTCTTTCTTTTGTAAGGATATTAAGCCACTTTGCATGAAGATTAGGTATCTTCAAACTTTCTGTGTCTAAATCGATATTATCTATTTTCACATCTTCAGACCACAAGTCCATAATATCTTCAATATTCATATCAAACCTTTCGAGGATTGGCTATCTGTTGTCTTTTTTTATTTTCTAGAGATTTTTTTGATTTTTCTTCTATCAGTTTAATCTTCTCCCTGTCAATGATTTTTTGATACTCACTTCCAAAGTAAAGACCGGTAAAGTATGATACGACAATTATAGTTATAGTGAAAAATATAGAAGTCCACATATCTTGCTCCTAGACTGATTCGATGACATAATCCTTATATCTAAATGAGGCTGTTGCTTCCAAGTAATCAATATCTGCTGCGTTAGTACTGAATTGTAATTCTGATATAGATTCTGGAAACATACCTCTAAACTTAACACGAAGATTTGGATTATACTTACTACTTAAAATAATAAGAGTACCATCTGATAAGTTATTTTGATTAACACTAGTATTCCTATACCTTTTGTATTGATCGAAAGATTCTGGAGAACCAAGACCAACAAGCCAATTGTATAACTCCAGAAAGTTTTTCATGTCTTCATCGACCTTAAATGTAACACTAAAAGCAGAAAATGTCAACTTTTCTCCGGGCAATGGATAATCAATAATTGGCGTATTAACTGTTGGTCCACCTAGACTAATACTGGGAATACTAGCAGACTGTGAAAAATATGTAGCTGTAGGAATCCGATCTAGTATCAGTCTAAAACCAGTTTGACCTAACATGTTTTTGTTTGTTGGTTCTACCATGTTATACCTCCTTAACATTATATTTATAAAAAAAGAGGGGAGCCGCAGCCCCCCTCTAGTTCTTGTTGGGTTTTCCCCAATCTTATGATTACATGAGGTTGCTGACACCGACCAAGCGATAGTAGATGTTTTTCTTGGCGAATGCAATAGCACCATCGGCATTTGATGTAGCGAATGGATTGGCTACCATACCGTAACGAGTTTTAAACCCGATTTTTGGCTGGAATGTATTCTCACCGACAGCACGAACCATTTGTAGTGGAACGTATGGGCAGTAGAATAGACCAGCATCAAAGGCGCTAGTTCCTTTGTAACCTAGTGTGAAGTATTGCTTACCTGAAGCTGATGTGAAGTAAGGGTCAATGTAAACCCGAATACGACCATTTAGGACACCAGCGAAGGTGTTACCTGTATCATCAACATTTAGGTTATTGCTAAGAGCAGGTGTGTAATCTAGAACACCAGCCATCTGTAGGGCAGAAGCAACATCTGAAGAACAGATCATTACATTACCTTTACCCCGACGAGTGGCTTTAGCAATGGCATTAGCTTCACGCTCGATTTGGAAAATCATTCCTTTGAAGCGCTCAACACTCCAACGACCGTTTGCATCAACGTCTAGGTCAAAAGTACCAGGAGTTGTTACATTGTCTTGTGCACCAGCAGTAGCGGTGTAGTTGACTGTACGAACAACTTCACGGTTGATTTCTGACAAGATTTCAGCTGATAGAATGTTTGATAGTTCTGTTTCTGCATCTAGACCATGAATGGCTTTAAGGTCTTGAGCCAATTCCATGGTGTACTCAGCTTTTAGAGCCCGTGATTTAGCAGTAACGGAGACTTTCTCGACTGAGAATGCCATTTCTTGGAAACCGTTAGTAGCTTCATCACCAAGTGCTTCAGCATCAGCTGTTGACATGCCAGTACCGACTGTATAGCCTGAACCAGAGGCACGAGCTGTTGGGTCAGCACCGGTAGCGGCAGAACCAGTACCGTCAACAAATGTTTGAGAAGCAGTGTTACCAGCAGCAGAACCTGAGAAGGTTGATGGAGCTTCGTTGAATAGTGCTTCTGTACCAGCTTGACCATCGAAACGTGAACGCATAGCAAAGATAAGACCAGTTGGACCAGTCATTGGCTGGACACCGGCAATATCGTATGCAATCATGTTTGGCATGGAACGACGAACTAGTGAAATGAGTACTGGATCGAAAATATCGATTGACCCACTTGATGCATCTGAGGATGAAGCGCCCATTGCGTTAGTTGGTGCAGCTTCGCCCAATAGTGATGGCATATGATAACC